AAGGACTTCACCTACAAGATTCTTGATCAGGCGGTGATTCAGGACAACACCGGCGCAATCGTTTTCAACCTTGCTCAACAGGATATGGTGGCCGTCCGGCTAACCTTCCGCGTGGCGTGGCAAGTCGCAAACACGATCAACTATCAGGAGCCGACAGAGGCGGATCGTTATCCATTCGCCGCGCTCTTGACCCCGTAAGCCCCAAGACAATCAAGAGTACTTTTACAAGGGAGAGATCTAGCGATGACCGAGAAGAAAGACGACAACGTTGAAGGTGGGCTGAAAAAGGGCGGCGATCTGGGTGGCAAAGAAGTTCAGTCCAAGATGGACGAAGAGACTGAAAAGGGTTTTCGCGGCGTGAAAGTTGACCCGACGCCAAACGAGAACTACACGGTTGCGGGGGTAACGAGTGGCAAGCCCACGCCTGAAACCGATCCGAAGGCGGCACAGGATGCGGGTAGCTCCAAGTTTTCAGGCATCCAGCCCGAGCGCACCAAGAAGGAGAAAAAGTAAATGCCGGCAGTCAAGTCAATCCCTATCCGCAATGCTGATGGTCAGGTGGTTGGCCAGCGCTTCGAGGCGAGCGAAGAGGTGAAGCGCCACGTTGCGCGAACGACAATGCCGATGGTCCGCAGTGATGGCCGCACGGTGCGTATCAACCGCAAACTCGCGGCGAAGGACCACTACATCGACCGCGGCTACAGTGAGCCCAAAGGGAAGGTAAAAGGGGAGGCAGCGCAATGACAGATAGAGCCCCGCTCGTAAAGGATATCGAAGCCGATACTGATGCTGTCGGCGCGGCGGCGGATGGTAGCGTAACAGTTGGACGCGCGCCCTTTGCTGGCACTGTTACGACAGTTACCTACACGCCCAATGCCCAGCTTAATGGAGCCAATACCGAATCGCGCACGCTCTCAGTTATTAACAAGGGTCAGGACGGTAACGGCACGACTTCGGTAGCCTCAAAAGCGTTTGTCTCGGGTACTAACGCGAACGACTTTGATGAGACTACGATTACCTTGAACGCCACACCCGCAAACCTTGTAGTGGCGGAAGGAGACGTGCTCGCGTTTGTCTCTACGCACGTTGGCACAACCGGACTCGCTGATCCCGGCGGTCACGTGAAGATCTCCATCTCGCGATCATGAGAGCGCCAACTGAGGAGGAGATGAGAGCGGAAGCGTATCGCGAGCAGCGACGCCGACAGAAGATAGCGATTAAGGATCGCAGGTTACGCTTAAAGGGAAATCGCGGGGCGCGTCGCGAACTACAAAGAGACTGGCAGCCTGTTATTTCAGGACCATGCGGAGACACGAGTTATCCTGAGAATCGCAAGTAAAGATCATGCCACTCGGAGACGACGATCCTGTAATCGCAAATGACTACTCAGGCGCGGTGTTTACGCCGCTTGAGTTAGAGCGGATCAGGGAAATCGTGCTGGCGGATTCGGTTTCAACGATTGAGACGATAGGCAATGAGCTTTCCAGTGCACAACGACAAGCAACACGTTATGACATCGATTTGTGGTTCAACGATGTTGGTGAGGGAACGCTCAGCGTCAGGGGAGAGATCGATTACTCGCAATCCCGCGATAGGAATGATATTCGTCGCCGCGTGGCGCTGAGATTTGGACTTGCCGTCCCGTCAACGGGAGGGATATTCCACATTCCCGTAGTGGCTGGTTACGGATGCTTCGAAGATGATTACTGATGAGAAGCGGAGTCGGCAAAGCTTACGATAGGGCGCGATCGGTTCTGACAGCGAAAGCGCCAAAGATCCTGATTGATAATTGCCGCCTGATCGTTGGTGAGTCTGAATACCCGGACACGCCCTGCGAGTTAAGTGGAGGCTCGGGGAATACGGACGGCTCACCCTACAAGATTAAGTTAGCGTGGGGCAGTCCGGCGGTAATTGGCGCTACAGTGATCATTGACGAGATACCGGGACGCTCAAAATTGACGTTGCAGTTAGTTGGTCCGGTAGATTCATCGAAGCAGTTATGGCAGCAGTGGCAGGCTACATCGGGACCAGGATCAGGAAGAGTAGATGTCGGGTTTTAACGTCAGGGGTGAACGCGAGCTCTTTGAAGCAATCGATCGGCTGATTGAGACAGTAAGCGATCAGCGCGAGCGCGACTGGCAGCGAAACGTTGATGTCAGGCTCGACTTTGAGCGACGCTATCTTGACAGTGAAGGCGGCGGCAGATGGGTTCCACTCAATGATGAATATCTGCTCCGAAAAGTTCAAGAGGTAGGAGCGCTCCCGATACTGCAATTCGAGAAGCACATGTACCGCTCGCTGACCGAGGAAGGCGCACCGAATTACGTTCGCGAAGAAAGCGCGGATAGCTTGAAGGTTGGCACGAGTGACCCAAAGGCTCGATGGCATCACGAGGGAAGAGGCAGGTTGCCCAAACGCGAAGTGATCGTGATCAGTGACGAAGAAGGGCAAGAACATCTCAGAGTGATCGAAGAAGATTATCAAGGCATCGCGCTACATCTCGGTTTCAGGGTGGGCTAATGGCGGAATCAGGACCGTGGAATTCAAACATCACCCAGCTATTTATCGAGCCGCTAATTGACAATTTAAGATCGGTTTTGCAAGACGGGGAGGCTGCGGTCCACGCTGAGGTTAACGGCGGCACATCGATGCCAGCCTACAAGCGATGGCCCATAAGCCGGCACGTTACTCTGATACTTCCCGGTAACTCGCCTTATCCATCCTGTAGCGTGATTCCAGCACGCACGCGCACGCACAAGGGTGAAGACAGCAGAAGCGTTGACGAAGGGCATCGAGTTGAAATCTTTATCGAGGACGTTGGTCCGAACCCGGATGATTTGGCTCGCTCAGTGATGAGAAGAGTAAGAGCGAACCATATCATCATTGAGAGAGCCCCGCTCTCAGCATTGTTCAATGGGTTCGAGCCTTCAAAGAGTCAACTGCCCTATTGGGACATCGATCACGATTACACGCAATTCGTTGTTGACAAGTCAACGTACAAACAGAACGGTAGTTTGATAATCACATTTACGGGATTGACGGAGAGAGCTTGATATGGCGACTACAGACGAAGCAACCAACGCGCCAACCAACAAAGCCACAGCAACGGGCACAGAAATCGTGACAGGTAAAAAGCTTGAACACGGGTTTCGCGCCGATGGCGCGGCTTATCCCGGCGTTGATCAGGACACTGGCGAGCGCAAAGCGGTCACGTGGAACGGATTGCGCGAAGAGTTTGGCGAGCGCGACGGCGCGCGGCTTTACAACGATTTAGCTGTGGCTGCATTTGGTGGCGTACAGCCCGGCAGGCCGCCACTCTCTTACATCACGGCGATCGATGATAAATACTTTCGCTCACGGCAGCGGGATCAGCTCGGCGGTTTCACTGAATCAGAAGCCGACTTCGAGAAGACTCGCGCAAAGTTCCGAGCTCGAGGCGAGCGAGTAAAGAAGCTCATGGCAGACGCAGAAGCGGCGAAAGCGAAGGGGGTATAATCGATGGCTGGAATAGCAAATGGCTGGGCAACAGACGAACTCCACAGAGGATTCGCGCAACTCTTCGTTAAGCTCGCGGTACCGGCTGTGGATGCCGTGGCGGCAGTCGATTTCGCCACTGGTACCTTCGATGCGACCGCCAATCCTGACGGTTTCTCTGTAGGGTATACGAACGAGGGCTGGGAGTTTGCTACGTCGCCCACGTTTGACGAGATTCGCGTCGATGAAGAAGAGGACGCGGTCAGCGATTTCATTACGCAAAACGAGGCCACGATTACAGGCGCGGTGCGTCAAGTCAGAAACCTCTCGAAACTCTCAACCATGCTGCCGGGCTCCGTCTATACGGCGCCCACAGGTACACCAACCCAGATCGAGAAGATCACGGGTGGCGGTCTCAAGACTTTTGAGTATTTTTGCGCCGGGCTGATCTGGCCGGATGACGACGATCCCGCAGTGCTCTGGTGGGTAATGCTCTATCGCTGCCTGAATCGCGGTGGACTCACTATAGCGTTGGGCCGCACGAAAGATTCAGCCGCCAACGTAACACTTACAGGACGTGCAGTCTCAGGGCGTACCGCAGGCGATCGCACCTATGCAATTGTCCGCGCTGAAGATGTAACACCCTAACTCGTTAAGCGTTTTAGTTAAACCACGTGCCGTCGGCGTCCTGAAAAGGATTAGCTTGGCGGCACAATTCTTTTAGAGGAGAAATCAAAATGGCAGAGTTGAAAGTTACCAGTCCGCAAGAGTATGCAGCACTGGTTAAACCGATCATAGAAGCCGAGAGTGTCGATCCGGGCGAGCTAGTACAATTGCCGAAGACGGGCGCAGTGGTTCGGTTGCGCCGAGCAGATCTTGAAGGGGAAGCGTTGACTGGTGGATTGCCCATGAGCCTGGTTGCGTCCGCACAAGCCGTCAAGAATGATGAGGAAGAGGATGACAAAGAAGCAGCAGCACAGCCAAAGACCACCACGCCAGAAGAAGACGCAGAGAACGTGAAGGCGCTCATTTTCATGCGACAAACAGTGGTCGACAACTGTCTTGAGCCGAAGATCGGGCAAGACTTAGCGGGTCGAGTGTGCTTCATGGCGGAAGGCCGGGCTGTG